TCATAACCCAGAGGTCCATGGTTCAAATCCATGCCCCGCTACCAACGCCTCGGGCTTCACATGAAAGAAGTCCGAGGCTTTTTCTATATCTTCAAGGCTCCATGCCACTCGCCTAGTCATCTTCTGTGAAATCGAAGACCTATCGACACCAAGAGCGTTCGCCAGATCCTTTTGTTTGACATTGCGAAGAGTCATGGCCACTTTCATGTTTCGCGTGACTATATCCTGCAAACTGACAGATTCGGCCTGAGCTGCGACCTTAGGGCTGATTGTTGCTGTTGTCATAGCACATAAGTTTAGCGAAACTAACAAAAAGATAGAACACGACACGCCGAACGAGCAGGTCTAACTATATTCGTGGTTAGATGTGAGTGTGACAAACATTTTAGTAGATTCGCCCACTGTAGGTGAAAAGGTCAAACGTCTCATGGGGCTCAATGGCCTGACACAGGCAGAAGTCGCTGAAACATTGCGCTGCTCACGGTCCACGGTCTCGCAGAAATGCACTGGCCGAATCGCTTTCAGCGCGAATGAAATAAACGAGCTTGCCGAACTTTTGCATGTCAGCGCCGATGTGCTCCTTGGGCGAGCTCCGCTGGAGGTGAAATGATGCTGATTCATGACGCTTCGGGTGCTGTTGCCGTCGTATCGGCTGAATCGGTGAGGATTGTCGGCGAGGGTTGCATCGTCCTTAATGCGCGCGCCGTGTACATCCATAATCAGGCGTTGACGTCAGAGCAGGCCGCGATTGTCAAGCGTGGTGTCATGGCCACGCTCGACGATCCAGCGGCGTTAGAAGATCTGCATGGGAAGCACGACGTCGCCAGCGTCGATCTGCCACCACGGGACTGCCTTGGGGTTGATAGTGATGGCGTGGATGCTCATGTCGGGAAACCTGACGGTCTGGATGAAGCTGTCACCGGACTTCAGACGTTCGGAGAGTTCACTGACCGTGGAGGCCGTCGCGCCGGTGATGGTAAGCGGCGTGGTCGTTCCCAGGTAAAGGGCGAAGTCGAATGTGGTTTCGTCGCTCATTGTTCTTCCTTCCTCCGTCGTTTCCGACGGCTTGTTTGTGTTGCAGCTTCCAGCCTATCGCTGCGGAGGAAGGAGCCTAAATCCATGAATCAAGGAGCAGTGAAATGAGCGTTTTCAATCCAGAATGCACCAGCAATTACTTCCATGTGCAGGACATCGAACCGTCAGAATGCACCGGCGGCAACCCCTACGCCTTCAAGTGCCGCATCAAGGTGGCCGGAAGCACGTTCGGGTTCGATGGCTTGGACATGGGCGACCTTCAGGCGATGAAGGGCGCGATCAACAAGGCGATGACGCACGCGAGGCGTGCCCGTCGTGAATGGGAAGGAGCCCAGGAATGAGCGTCACAGTCAAGCGAGTGGACGGCAAACGGCATTGCTTCTTCGAGCTGATCGTCGAGACGGAGGACGGCATGACGGTGCGCGTCCCGTTCAACGGCGTCGAGCTTGAGGACTTGGAAAGGCAGATAGCGCGATGCTTCGAGCAGTGAAACGTTTCATCCAGATCGTTCTTCTGATTCTGCTCAGCCCCTTCGTGTTGTTCATGCTGGGGCTGGTGCTCTCGATCGTCCTTCTGGATGATTTCCTCAACGACGACGACTGACAAAACTTAACGGCATATGGGGCGTACGGCGTACCCCTGCCACCGCTGAGCCGGGTTAGCGACCGGCACGCCAGGCGCGTGGCTATCGCGCCATTTGCGAGACGAAATTTAGCTCCCGACCCTCTCAGGCCGTCGATTAAGGCGGAATCGGGCGACCATAGGCGGCTTCGGCCGCGGTCTGATTGGGGACCATTCCCGGCGGCTTCGGCCGCTCTTGTTATCGACGGCGCGGCTCCGACCGAAACGTTGTGCGAGACCTTTGGAATCTGTTGACGGCCCGGCCGGGGAATCTCGGCCGAGCGTTTCCATCAGCAGATTCTAGGTCTTGACCTCTCAAGCGCTCACCAACCGAAAGCTACGGAAAGGATAAGGAAATGAGTAAGGCTACATTCCCCGAGAAACTGAAAGCACAGATTGCGTTGAGTCTCCCGATGATTGACCGGAACATCAAGAGTAAGGCGAGCACGTCACGTCAACAGCTCCTGAAGACTTCCGGCTTGAACGACAATCAGCTCCAGTTCGCTCTCAAGCTCGCGTTCGGCAAGGCTCCGAAACCGGTCTACAAATCGCCAACAGGAGGCAAGATGTACGATTCCGAGTCGCTGCTCCGGGTGCTGGCGAAATGGTGCGGGATGTGGGCCTATGTCATCGAGGATTGAACCATCTCTGCACGAGGTGCTGAACTATCCGGACGAATCACGCAGGATGCTCATGCAGGGCTTCGCCGACAAGGTTGACCGGATCGCAAGCAACAACCGGCGCACCGACATCGAACTGTTCCAGGTCTGCCGGGCGCTCAACGAGCCGAACGTGCCCACCCTGCTCAGTCTTCGTGAGAAAGGCTTGCCGGCATACAAGGCCGGAGAATGGCGCATCGACTGCCGCAGCTTTCGCAAATGGGCCACGACGTACACGCCATACCACCCGAACCGCAAACCGCAAGCCATCTATAAAGAGGAGCAGCTGTTTTGAAACCGCAGATCTGCATCGCACTGGACATCGAGGACCACGATCTGCCGCAGCCCGGTGACGTGGAGATAGGCCAGAGCATCATCTGCCCGGACGGGCCGCGCATGGTCTGGTCGGACATCTCGAAGGCCGACTGGCCGATTGTCGCCGCGAAGCTCGAACAGATCGCACTGCTGCTCAGGAACAAGGCCACGGCATGACCCGCATCAGCATGCTGACCACCACCGAGACCGCGACCAGACTGAACGTCAGCAAACGCACGCTGATCCGGTGGCGGCAGTCCATCCCGATCATCGGACCGCCGCCAATCCGCATCGGCAACTCGATCATGTACGCCGAACAGGACGTGAACTGTTGGATACTCACCCAACGAGAGAAAGGCAAGAAGGCATGAGAAGACAGACCGTAGACCCGCGCATCAGAGCGAAGGTCATCGCGACATGGGGCAACCGCTGCTGGCTCGGCATGCCCGGCTGCTCCATCACGGCGACGGAGGACGACCACATCATCCCGTTCAGCCATGGCGGAAAGGACACCGTGGCGAACCTGCGCCGCGCCTGCAAGCACTGCAACGCGATGCGCCAGGACCGCGTGCTGTCAGGATACGGCGCGACGATGCATGTCGTCATCGGACCGCCACGAGCCGACTTCGGCATGGCCATGCAGTCCATGCTCCGCCGTGACAGCATCGTGGTCAGCTTCGACAGCCTGCTGCGCGACCTGTGCCCGACGCAATCCAAAGCAAGCGATGGGCTCCGCCTCGCCGCCGCGATGGCATGGGACGGTGCGGCACGCACATTGGCCAAAAGCTCCGAGCCGTTGGATGTGTGGCTGGTGCGCACACTGCCACGCTCCCGCCGCCATCCCGACATGCTATCGGAATGGATAGCACTGGACTACGATGTGCATGTCATCGAGACGCCGGCATCCGAAACGTTCGCGCTCGACCTCTCGCACCAGGAGTATCGGACGGCGCAGCAATGGTACTCGCTGCACCTCACGCAGCAGGCAGTGGATGCCCGCATGGCCGCGAGACGGCAAAGGCTCGCCGCTCTCGGCCTGAGGCACGGCGACGACACGGCTCGGCCACGCTGGTAGCGGTTTTTTAAACAGTCGACCGCCCGAAGACCCCGCGCCAAGTCTTTTCTCCCCCCAGAACCATGCAAAAAAGCATGAAAACATTGGAAAACCAAGGAAAACACATCATGAACCAAGGAATATTGGAAGGATTCGAGGAATACGAACACCATTATGGCACCGCCGGATTGCAGGAAGCCGCGACCATGAATCTCATCAAAAGCTTCGTGGATGGCAAGACGTTGACGCCAGAGGCTACATATATCTGCAAGTCGATGCTCTCGATTGCCAGGAACATCGACATCCAGAACAGCAAGGGACGCGAGATCAGCCGCAACATGACATCACTGCTCACATGGTTCCAGGAACTCAAGGCGATGTATCCGGAACAGCCGCAGCTCGACCAGCCTCTGACCGACTTCATCGCCGACGCGAAGGCCGGACTGTGACCATGCTCATGCGCGGCGGCACGAAACGCGACGAAACGCGGCCGACCGACGGCGCGATCGTCGCACGGACTGCCGAGATGCTCGGCAAGCCGCTGCTGCCATGGCAGCGATACGTGGCCGACGTCGCCGGGGAAATCGACCCTGCCACCGGAACGTACTATTACGACCGTGTGGTACTTTCCACTCCGCGCCAGTGCGGCAAGAGCACGCTGATCGATACCGAGGACACGCGCAACGCTCTGCTCGGCCCAGACCGGAAGATCTATTACCTCGCGCAGACCGGCAAGGACGCCGAGAAGCATTTCAAGGACTTCGTGCAGCAGCTCTCAAAATCAAGGCTCGCGCCGTTCGCCCTCAAGCCGAGGCTTTCCAACGGCGGGATGGAGCAGCGTTTCCGCAACGGCAGCTTCATCTGCCCTCTGGCCGTGACCAAAGTGGCCGGCCATGGCACGCAGATGGACAAATTCACCATCGATGAGGCGTTCAGCCTGGACGACGAGACCGGCAAACTGATCCTCGACGGCATGGCACCGACCATGAACACGAGACTGCACTTCACCGGCGTCCAGCCCCAGATCTGGATAACCTCGACCGAAGGCACGGCAGATTCCACGTTCCTCAACGGCCTGCTCGACTCCTTCCGCGCCGGTAACGTGCCGAAACGCACCTGCTGGTTCGATTTCGGCATCCCCGACGACGCCGACCCCGAGGACTTCCAGACGATCCTGAAATGGCATCCCGCCGCCGGCCTGCTCTGGGACATCCGCCAATTGCGCGACTTCCGTGAGCAGTTCGCCGGCAACGAGGCCGGTTGGGCGCGCGCCTTCGGCAACCGGCGAGACAACGGAGTGGCCGAGCGCGTCATACCCGACCAGCTGTGGCAATCGACGTTGGCCACGCCGGTCACGCCGAATCGGATCGACGGCCGACCGGTGGTGATAGCCGCCGCCGTGGACGTGGACGCCACGAACACGTCAGTCTCCGCCGCGATCGTCAACACGGACGGCACCGTGACCGTGCAATTGCTCGAAGTCCTGGACGGCACCGGCATGGCAACCGCCGAGATCACGAGAATCTGCGACACCTACCACGCTCCCCTGGTCATGGACTGCAAGGGACCAAACGCCGACCTGCACGACCGGCTCGCATCCATGACCGACGAAGCCGGCGATCCGCTTATCGACTTCGTCGCCATGCAATCATCCGACTACCTCGCGGTCGGCCAGGCATTCGTCAGCGGTCTGCGGAACCGGCTGATTCGCCATGCCGCCGATACCGAGCTCGATGCAAGCGCGGCCAGCTGCGCGAGGACGTGGAGCGGCGACGCGTGGCGCGTCACACGGCGCGGCAGCACTGGTCTGACCTCACCGATCGAATCATGCATGCTGGCCGCGTGGGGCGCGCATCACCTGCCATCTGACGGCGCGCTGCAAATCTTCTGACGTGTCACCGTTTGTCACCGTTTGTCACCGAATGTCACTGAATGTCACCGTTTTTTTGGCCGTGACGGGACCACGGCCATATTCTCGGCGGCATGAACCTTTGGAAACGAATGAGGCTCGCCGGCCGAGTGCTCACGCGCGGCGCGGACGGCACGGACATGCCGGAAGGCGTCAAGCCGCCGTCACGGAGTTCGGCCACCGAACCGCTCCAACTGTCCACGGTTTTCCGTGGCGTGCAGGTGTTGCAGACGGCCATCACCGGCCTGCCGATCGTGGAACAGCGCGGCGGCCGTGACCTGCCGGACGTGAGCCCCATGGTGTTGCAGCCGGACGTGTCTCGTTCACGCCGTGATTTCATCGCCGACATCGTGGCCTCTCTCGTGCTCGACGGCAACGCCTTCACGCGCATCGTGCGCGATTGGCAGGGCGAGATCGTGACATGCGAGGTGCTGCCACCGCAATACGTGACCGTCACCGACGAAAGCGACGACCCGGCACGCCCCGACCTGCGGTTCTCCTATCTCGGCCATGTCTACACCGCCGATGACGTCGTGCACAGCAAGTTCCTCAACGTGCCCGGACGTCTTCGCGGCCTCGGCCCCATCTCGGCGGCACGCGAGGAGATCGAGGCCGCGCAGCTCGCGCGCGACTACAAGGCGAAGTTCTTCACGGACGGCTCGAACCTCAAGGGCTATCTGCGCACATCAGAGAACATCACACAGGAAGCCGCGCAGCAGGCAAAGGCATCATGGAAGGCGTCGGGCGAGGCCGGCGACATCAAGGTAGTCGGCAAGAACCTGGAATACGTGCCGCTCTCCCTGAAGCCGGCAGACCTGCAGTTCCTTGAGACCCAGAAGTTCGATACCACGCAGATCGCACGTCTGCTCGGCATTCCGGCAAGCATCATGCTCGCTGCCGTCGATGGCTCGAACCTCACCTACAGCAACATCGAACAGTCGTGGATAGAGTTCGCGGACTACACGCTGGCGGCCTACACCGGCGAGATCGAGGAGATCTTCAACCGTCTGCTGCCGCGCGGCCGTACCGCGAAGTTCGACTGGGACAGCTCGCAGCGCGCGAATATGAGCGACCGCTACACGGCTTACAAGACAGCCATCGAGGCCGGTTTCCTCACCGTCGATGACGTGAGGCGCAAGGAAGGGCTGCCGGCGCTCGGAAAGGATGAAGACCAATGAACATCGAGAAACGCGAAATCGCCTGGAAGGGCCTGAAGCTCCGCTCGGCCGATGACTCCGGCACCTCGACCGTGGAAGGCGTCGCCGTGCCGTTCGGCGACATCATCGACACGTGGGACGGCGCGGAGACCTTCGACCGAGAATGCGAGTTCCAGGGACTTGACGAGGCGAAACTGTGCTTCGAGCACGGCGAGACCATCGGCCGCATCACCAAAGCGGAAAGCACGGACGACGGACTGCACATCACCGCGCGGATCAGCGACACGGCACGCGGCCGCGATGCCATGACCCTGATACGTGACGGTGTGCTCGACAGCTTCTCGGTCGGATTCATTCCTCTCGAATCGCAGAAGGACCGCGACGGCATCACCCACCGCCGCAAGGTCCGTCTGCTTGAGACCAGCATCGTGAGCTGGCCGGCCTACCAGAACGCGAAAATGACCAAATCAGCGGCACCAGCCGTGGAACAAAGGAAGGAAACCATGGAAAACAACAACGAACTGATGGACCTGATCCAGTCCATGCAGGAGGAACAGCGCGGCATCAAGGCCGAGATCAGCAAGATGGGCGCGAAACCGGCGCCGGCTGCCATCGGCGCGGCGTACCGGAGCCACGGCGAATACATGCAGGCCCTCGCGCGAGGCGACGAACAGGCCATGACCGTGATGAAGGAATGCCGCGAACTGATTTCCACCAAGGACACCGGCAACACCGCCACCTGGATCGCCGATGACCTCAAACTGATCGAGGAACGCCGCAAAGTCTCCCAGCTCCTGACCCATGACACGCTCCCGGCGACCGGCATGAGCATGGAATACCATGTCGTGACCTCCGACACCACAGCCGTCGGCAAACAGGAGACGGAAGGCTCAACGCTTTCCTTCGGAAAAGTCGCCTTCGGCACCAAGACAGCCGACATCAACACCTACGGCGGCTACACCACCCTCTCCCGCCAGACCATCGAACGCAGCACCACGCCGATGCTCAACACCGCGATCACCGCATTGCAGAACGCCTACGCGAAGGCCACCGAGAAGGCAGTGCGCGACCACCTGTACACGGAGATCAAGGCGCAGCGCGACGCATCCTCTAACGCCAACAAGATCGACGCGCCACAGTTGGCCAACATGACCATCGACGATTGGGTGTCACTCATCATCGACGCGTCCGAACTGGCCGACGACCGCAACGTGTCGCTGACACGCCTCGCGGTCTCCAAAGACGTGCTCAAGGCACTGGTGAAACTCAAGGACACCGGTGACCGGTTCTTCAACCTCAGCGGCGACGGATCGGACACCATCGGAAGTTTCGACCTTACCGGCGTGGCCGGCACGTTCATGCGCGTCCCCGTCGTGCTGCTGCCGAACGCCGATGCCGGACTGGCCAGCTTCATCGACCCCGCCTCCGTGACCGTCTGGGAGTCCGGCGGCCCCGCGCAGCTGACGGACGGGGACGTGACCGGCCTGACCAACAGCTACAGCGTCTACGGATATATGGCCGTGGCCACGACCCATGCCGACGGCCTGATTCCGGTGAAGTTCGCCGCGGCATGATGATCGATGACAACACCCTGCTGCAACGACTCCGCGACGAGGTTGGAGTGCCGGCCGGAGAGGAAGACCGGCTCACGGTCAAACTCTCGGCGGCGAAACGATACGTCGCGCACGCGGTCGGCACCGCCACCGTGGACGACGATCTGCTGGCCGACTGCATCGTCTCCTGCGCGGCCGACCTGTTCAACATGCGTGACGCGCGCCTGGGCGTGATGGACGTGGGCGATTCGACTGTGGAACCGTTCAGGATCTCCACCGACCCGCTCCGCTCGGTCTGGCCGAAACTCCGCGCTGCCGGCGTGCTGACCGGGGGCATGGTGATCGCATGAACATCCAGGAACAACGAGCCGCGCTCATGGACACGCTCGCCGACATGCTCGACGGGCTCGTGAGCAGTATCAGCATCGACGCCCAGCTGGTGCGCCCGGCCGCCGGCAAGGTGGCCGTGTTCATCGAACCGCCGGCCGTGGAATGGCCGTCATGGGGCCCGCCGGAACCGGTCTGGACTTTGGACGTCATCGCCGGCACGCCGGCCACGCAGCCATCCGCAGTCGATGACATCCTCACAGCGCTCGACAGACTCGCCGAACGTGGACTGAACATCCAGAAGGCCACGCCAGCAACATGGAACCTCGCAGGAGCCGGCACGCTAGCGGCATACCAGGTCACGTTGAACGCCCTGGAAACCGAATAAGACAAGGAAAGGAAAACAATCATGACTGGAAAGATCCGCACGCTCGGACCAGGCATCTTCAAAATCACCGACACGGAAAATGGACGCGATTTCAGTGCCGACTTGACGAAAGCGCAGCTGAACCCCTCGAACAGCAGCGACGACCCGACCACCTACCTCGACGGATCAGAGGAGACGAACACCACGACCACGTGGACGTTCGAGGGCACCGTGGGCGACGACTTCAGCGAGGACGGTCTGGCCGTCTGGCTCTTCGACCACAAGGGCGAGACATTGCCGGCCCAGTTCGTCCCGAACCAGACCGGCAAGATCCAGTGGACCTTCAACGTCACCATCGCGCCAATCGCCATCGGCGGCGACGTCAAATCGAAGAACACGAACGATCTGAGCTTCGCCGTCACGAACGTCGCCCACGCACCGTACACGGGCAAGTGATGGCCGGCAAGGCATTGATGGTCGTCGGCCAGAAACGCTTCGTGCAGACGATGCGCAAGGCCGGCGCGGACATGGACGACCTGAAGGAAGTGAACCGCGAGGCCGCGCAGATCGCACTGCCCGCCGTCCGCAACCTCGCCCCACGAGGCAAGACCGGCCGGCTGGCCGGCAGCCTGCGTGTCGGAGCGACGAAACGCGCCGGCGTCATCCGCGCCGGCCGCAAGGCCGTGCCATACGCGGGCCCAATCAATTACGGCTGGCCGAAACGGCACATCCGGCCACGGCTCTTCGTCAACAACGGCGTCGCCTCCACCGAGAGCCAATGGCAAAAGGTCTACAAGGACTTCATAGACAAGACACTGAACCAAGTGAAAGGAAAATGACATGGCAACCACCCGCATCACCTACACGGACGGGACCAGCGAGCTCGTGCCGATCACCATGCGCGCCACCTGCAAGGCCGAGGCGCACGCCATCGAGGCCGGCTGGGGCCCCATCACCCAGTCACCCGTCCGTTCCGGAGCCTACGCGGCCTACGCGGCCCTGCGCATGGCCGGCCACAATCTGCCCGACTTCGAGCATTGGCTGGACACCGTGGCGTCCTTCGACCTCGCGGCCGCGAGGGAGGAGACGGAAGCGGGAAACCCTACCGCCTAGCCGCGTGGCCCCAAGACTCGCTCGGCCGTCTCTCGTTCCTTTTGGCAAGCCGTTTCGGCGGCACGCCATGGCAATGGCGCAACGAGGCCGATGAAGCCGATTGGGGCACCGGCATCGCCGCGCTTCTCAAGGAAGCGGAAGAAACACGGAAGGAGTGAACCATGGCGCACAGCGCGATCATGAGCGTGCGCATCACCGGCAACGCCGATGATGCCGTCAAGGCGTTCGAGAAGACCACCACGAAGGCGGCCGCTTTCGGCAGCGCCATCGGCGGATTGGCCGTCAAGGGCGTGACCGCGCTGTGGGACACGGTGAAGGGCTTCGCCGGCGACGTGGTGAACATGTCGGACAGCACCGACAAGTTCATGAACACCATGAGCTTCGCCGGCATCGACACCAAAGCCGTGCAGGCAGCCGCCAAGGAAACCCGCAAATACGCGGACGACACCGTGTACGGGCTCGATGACATCCAGAACACCACCGCGCAGCTGGCCGCCAACGGCATCGGCAACTACATGGAACTGACCGAGGCGGCCGGCAACCTCAACGCGGTGGCCGGCGGCAACGCCGACACATTCAAAAGCGTCGCTATGATGCTCACGCAGACCGCAGGCGCGGGAAAGCTCACCACCGAGAACTGGAACCAGCTCGCCGACGCCATTCCGGGCGCGTCCGGCAAACTTCAGGAGGCGCTGCTGAAGAACGGCGCGTACACGGGCAACTTCCGCGACGCCATGTCCAAGGGCGAGATCACCGCAGACGAGTTCAACCAGGCATTGATGGACCTCGGCATGACCGACGTGGCGAAACAGGCCGCGACCTCCACAAGCACCATCGAAGGCGCGATGGGAAACCTCGAAGCAGCCGTCACCGGCGGCCTGACCGACGCGTTCAACCTGTTCAAACCGGCTGTCACGGGCGGCATCAACGCGGCCTCCGCCGCCGTGACCAGCCTGGCCACCAACGGCGTGCAGGGATTGCAAACGTTCTTCGGCCAGGTCAAGGACACCGGCGCGTTCACCGCATTGCAGTCCGCCGCGCAGTCAGTCGGCACCGGACTGCAATCGCTCTGGGACGGAATCATGAACGTCGTGAACGCAATGACCGGAGGACAGCCGGCGGGAACCGCGTTCGGCAACGTGCTCAACACCGTCGCCACGGCCGCGCAGACGGTCGGCGGCTGGCTGAAGACCGCCGGCGACTGGATCAGTCAGAATCTCGACCTCGTGACCCCTCTCGTGGCCGCGATCGGCGGAGCCGTGGCAGCGGTGACCGCGGTGACCACGGCCATGCAGCTGGCCGCGACGGCGCAGGCGCTGCTCAACGCGGTCATGGCCGCGAACCCGATCATGCTGGTCATCACGCTCATCGCCGCACTCGTGGCCGGACTCACCTACTTCTTCACCTGCACCAACACCGGCAAGGCCGTGTGGTCGAGCTTCACGAGTTTCCTCTCCGGCTGCGTGCAGGGCATCATCGGATTCTTCTCCGGACTCGGCTCCACAATCGTCAACATCTTCAACTCGGCAGCGAACGGGGCAAGGAACACGTGGAACGGCGTCGTCGGCTGGTTCCGCGGACTGCCCGGCTCCATAGCCGGGTTCTTCGGCAACGCCGGCAGCATCCTGTACAACGCCGGCGCAAGCATCATCAGCGGATTCCTCAACGGCCTCAAATCGATGTGGAGCAACGTGACCGGCTGGATCAGCGGCATCGGCGACTGGATCAAGGCCCACAAAGGCCCGATCAGCTACGACCGGAGGTTGCTCATCCCCGCCGGCCAGGCCATCATGACCGGCTTCGCCCATGGCCTCAACACCGGGTTCGACAGCAACGTTGAAACCGCTATCAGCCGCGCCAACCGCAGACTAGCGGCCATGCCCCTCAACCTCTCCACCCAGGGCAACACGGCCACGCCAGTGGTCAATACCTGGAACGTGGAGATCAACGGCGAGGTCATCGACAAGGACGGCACCGCCAAGGCCATCAAACGGCTCCTGGCCGACTACGACGCAAGGAGGTCATGATATGCAGCAGTGCTTCATGTTCATCGACACAGGCAACGGCTGGACACCCGTCAACGACTCAGCCAAGGACATCGCGGCCCTCGACTCGTTCACCATCGACTGGGGAAGCGACGGCATCGACGAACAGCCCGAACCTGCCGTGATGTCGTTCACCCTCCGCGACCGCACCGGACGGCTCGCAGGCCAGGCATTGACATTAGCCGGCATGAAAGTGGTCGTTCAATTCTCCAACCAGCCGCGATGGATGGACCTCAGCCCGACGCTCGGCCGATGGTCAGACCTCCGCATCCCACTCGCAACGCTCCACAAGACCTACTCTCCGGATTCTCCGGACTCTCCGGATTCTCCGGCCACAGCCATTTTCGCCGGCACCGTCTCCACCGGAGGCAACGTCGAACCCTCCGGCGACGCATGGCTTATCAGCCTCTCCGCGACCTCGCTCATGGCCGTCTGGAAGCGGCTCCAATCACAAGGGCCGACAGACACGGCCTCGAAATGGAACGGCGCGCACTGGATCGGCACGCCGGCCGACCGCCTGAAGGAGCTGAACCGCCGCGCGGCAGCGCAAGGCGCGCCGGAAGCCCACCTCGACGGATTGCCCCTCCCGTCATCCGTGGCCCCATACACCGCCTCGGAACATCCATCACAACTCGACCTCCTGCACCGCCTAGCCGCAGGGCCAGGACTCCCGCAATGGCATGAGACCTACAGCGGAGCGACATCAAGCCTGCATCCGCTTTGCCTGACCGACCAGATCGCCGTGCACCTCACCACCGACGGCAAGCTCTCCGTCCTCACCAATGGAGAGACACGCAAGGCCCTCGATGCAGGCGACATCATCGCATCGACGTCACTGACCATCACCGAGCCGATCACGCAGGTCATTATCAATGCGAAACATGTCAAATCGGACAACGGCAAACTCTCTTTCGACGACGTGGAGATCACGATTGGAGACCAGAACCGGCTCCCGCCGCAATTGACCGTGACCCAAAAAAGCCTCACCGTCGATTCCGACATGCTCGCCGTGGACGAATCCGGCGGCGTCTGGAACAGCGGCCCGGTCTCGACGGTCAGCGACACGGACCGGACGAACATCGCCGAATGGCTTGAGACCCACGACCTGCGCATGGTCCCCAAAACCGTGACCTTCGACAGCCGCCGAATCGACCCAGCACGATTCCCGTGGGCTTACGTCGCGTCTCCCTCCGGTGCTTTCCTCATTGCCAAGGCCAAGGCATCCATCCTGGTAGGCTCCGACGGCCGGCCTGCATTCACGGGACCGGTGATGACCATCGGCGGCACGCTCCGATACCGGTGGTCCGCCGGCACACCGACCCTCACCCAGGAAGCGACGATCACCCCGCTCCGTCCATTGCTCGCACGTCAACCGACATGGAGCGACCTCGCCAAATCAACACTCGAATGGCGGCAGATCGACATGCACATCTGCGACCTCTCGATGATCCAAACAATCGACTGACAGAAAGGACCATAATGACCGCAACAACACCAATCTACGGCCTCTCGTATCCGGAAGGCACCGACCTTGTGTCATCCGCGCCGGACTCCTTCAAGGCCATGGCCGACACCTTCGAGACCGCGCTGGATACCGTCGATAGACGCTCCACGCCGGAAGGCGCGACACCGGTCATCGCGACCACCCTCGAAACCCTCAAGACGCAAAAAGCGACCATTGGCCAGACCGGCTTCGTCACCTCGGACGGCGACAACACCGGCCCGTACATCTGGGACGGGACCAGCTGGCATCACGCACACTGGTACACCGCCGATGACAAAGCCAAAACAACGCTCGTCAACAAATCAGGATGGAAATGCGAATACATGATAAAACATGGATTCGTTTACGTCAGAGTCAATCTCTCAGACAGTGGCAACAAAGGATGGAGCGAAAGCCAAATGCCAGGAACGCTCCCCGAGGAAGCACGACCGCCGCTCGAACTGAATTTCGCACCGCTATGCTCCAACAACAATTCAATCGGTGTATTCATCGTCAAACCCACCGGAGCCATCGCCTACTCGCGTCGCGGCGGCGAGCAAGTCTCCGACAATCGTTATGCAACCATGATGTGGCCGGCCGCATGACGAATCTCATCATCGCCATCGTCGGCGCTATCGGCGCGGTAGTCGGCGCACTGGTCTCCACCCTCTCGGCCGCCGCGAAGAACAAGATGGAAGCCTACAGGCTCGCACAGAAGATGCAGGCCGACAACCAACGCCTCTGGCAATATAACCGGCAACTCATCGACCACATCTACCGCCGCGCCCCACCACCACCGCCGGAACCACCTGAAGACCTGTTCGACTGAAAGGAATATATGGAAGGCATCACATGGAAAGGCTCACCGAACCATTACGACGGACGCCAAGGCAACAAGATTGACCGCATCACGTTGCATGTCATGGCCGGATACCTGGCCGGCACAGACACGCTTTTCTCACGGTCCAGCTCACAAGCGTCCAGCACCTACGGAGTCGGAGGTAACGGAGAGATCCACCAATACGTCTCAGAAGATAATGGCGCGTGGGCCGACGGGTCCGCCGTCAGCAATCTGCGGTCAATCAGCATCGAGCACCAGGGCGGGCTAGATTTCATCCCATGCACCGAGGCGTGCGTTAATGCGTCGGCACGATTGTGTGCCGATATCGCAAGGAGGCATGGTCTCGGACGTCTCGAACGCGGCAAAAACATCTTTTTACACCGCGACGTACCACCCTACACTCACCCGGCCTGCCCAGACCTGTGTCCGAACGGCCTCGACTGGCAGGCGGTCATCGACAAAGCAAACCAAATCAACGGATACGGAGGAAACGTTATGACCAATGCAGGCGACGAAGTATGGAACTGGGCCTACAAGCCCAACGGAAAGAACGCCACACCGGGCGGCAACATGTACAACCTGCTCGCCTACGAGCTGCCGCAGCGTGTCCGTGACAGCATCATGACCTACAACTACAAGGGCAGCGCGCCAGGCGGAAACGTGTACAACGCCATCTGCTTCGAGATTCCGAACCGCATCGACAAACTCACCAAAACCATCGAGACGCAGCAGCAGCAGATCACCGCACTCACCGAAAAAATCGCCAAACTGGAAGGAAACTCATGACCGACACCACGGGAAACCGACTACCGACGGCCAACACAGCGGAATATGACGCAATGCCCGTCTCGGCGCAGATCATGGCCGCCACCGATGACGACGCCGAGGCATCGACGCCGAGAATCGACGGCGGCACAATATCCAGATTCCTCGTGCTGCTCCTTGCGCTTGTCAACCAGGGACTGACCATGTTCGGCCATCCGGTGCTCAACATCGATGACACGACCATCACGCAGCTCGTAAGCCTCGCATGGACAGCCGGCAGCGCCATCTGGTGCTACTGGAAGGACAACGACGTGACGAAGGCGGCTCGCACCAAGAAAGCACGGCTCTCGGCACGTCACGCGGCCTAAACGTCAAGTCTGACGGCCGCCGTTGCCTCTCGTAGACGGCCGTCGGGCATGGCCACGTAATGCTCCGTGGTCTCCACAGACTCATGGCCTAGAAGTTCCGCAACCACGAACAGGTCGTGTGTGGCGGCGTATGCCGTGGTGGCGAACCGGTGGCGCAACGTGTGCGCGGCGTACCCGTCCGGCAGCAGGCGGCTGATATGGTCACCGATATAGGACTCCTCCACGTGGCCGCCGAACCGGCCAGGGAACAGGTAGCCACGCGCGTCCATGATGATGCCGGCCAAATCATCCGGCAACGGCACTATGCGCTGCTTGTCGCCTTTGCCGCGCACGATCAATGACCGGCCGGCGCTGTCGGTCACCACGTCATCGCTGTGGACCCGTGCGATCTCGCCACGCCGCAGTCCGCACTCCGCGCCCAGCCGGATCATGAGTCTTTCCGACGACGTGGCCATCTCCATCGCCGCAGCGATATAACGGTCCGGGCATGGTCTGGGATGCGCGTGCGGCTTCTTCACGCGTGGCACGTCCAGACTCGGGTCATCGGCTCTCCGGCCGCTTTTGTGCAGCCATCGAAAGAATGACGAAATCGTGTTCCGGTACGCCTTGCGCGTCTCCGGTTTCCATTGCTGCCGTGCGAACGTCTGCACAATCTGCTCCGTGGTCACGTCTTCGGGACCTGATGGCATGAGCAGTGCCGCGAGATGCACCATCTTGTATCGACGGCTTTTGATTGTCTGTGCTGATAGGCCGGCCGCCTTGAGGGTGTCAGTCCACCCTTCGATGCTTCTGCGCCATGGGACCGGAGCGCTGATTCTGTTCCTCAT